ATTTTAATAGATATGATAATTCTCCTACTAATTTGGTTAAGATGAATTATTCTGATCATTCTTTATATCATTCTGAAAATAATTTTCTTTTAAATTTAAAAGAGAAAAATCCGGAAAAATATAAGGAATATTGTGAAAATGTAAGTAAAAGATCTTTGGAATATCATAAAATATTAAATTTAGATCCAAAAAAGAAAAAAGAAATTTATGAAAAGGTTTCTAAAAGTGTTTCTAAAGCAAGAAAGTTTGGTCCTAATTCAGAAAAATGTAAACAAACGGCCATTGAAAATTTTAGAAAAGGTACCGATAAGGTAATAAAATTATACAAAGATCCTATTTGGCGTGAAAAACAAATTGAGAAACAAAAAGAAGGATTTAAGGAATTTAAAGGTACTGAAATTTATATTCAAAAAGGTAAAAATCTTTCAAACAGAAATCATAAAAATTTCTTGAATCCCGAATATAAGGAAAAAGTATTTAAAAATCAAACTATTAAATTTGATAAGAAGTGTTTAGATTTATTGGTAGATTTTATCCGAAAAACTAATAGTATAAAAGCCTCTGATATCTGGAAGAATATTAACAATGCCACTAAATTAAATTCTTATTTTATAAAAATTAATAAAGACACAACGGCCGCTAATTTTTCGGGTAAATTGGGATTAAATACTTTAAATAAATTGGCGCGCAAATTTGGATATAAAACTTTAGCGCATTTAGTTAAAGAAAATCAATATGTAAATCATCGAATTATAAAAATCGAGTATTTGACCGAAAAGATTGATGTTGGAAATTTAACAATCAAGGAAACTCTTTATAATCAATATCATACATACGCAATTGATGCGGGTATAATAATCTCGAACTCTAATCTTGGACAGATAGAAGACATTATGTACTTCCAAGAGCGACTGTATAAAGCGCTCCACGTGCCCGCTTCAAGATTGAAATCCGATGCAGGATTTGGTGTTGGTCGTGAAGCTGAAATTTCACGCGATGAAGTTAAATTTTCAAGATTTATTACCAAATTACGTAAAAGATTTGATCATCTATTAAAAGAATTACTGAAAATTCAATTAGAATTACGTGGAATTATTACCAAAGACGAATGGGAAATTTTTAGAGAAAATATTGACATAGATTATTCTAAAGATTCTGTTTTCTCTGAAGCCAAAGATCAAGAAATTTGGACCACAAGATTTCAATTATTAGCGGCAATTGATCCAAATCCACCAATTGATCGTTATATCTCACGCGAATGGGTATTCAAAAACGTATTGAAATTGGATGATGATGCACTAGAATTAATGAAAGAACAAATTAAAAAGGAAAAACCTGAAGTTGAAGCGGAGAAAGCAGCGTCATTAGATACTGGCGCATTTTTTGAAGATGAAACACCACCTCCACCGGCAACTAAAAAGAAAACTTCAGAGAAAAAGAAAGTAAATGAATAAGATAATCCATGGTGCATCATGCGCCCACGTACACGCGAATAGAACATATACCCGGGAAGAATTAGATAAAACTATTCATGGGTTGGAAGCTGAAGCTGATATTATGGAAATAATTCCAGAAATTTTAAAAGAACAAGAAGTACCCAAGATTAATTGGAATGTTTAATAGGAGAGTTTATGACACCACAATCTGTTAGAAATATCGTTCTTAGTTGTGAAAATGAAGATACATCACTGATTGGTGGTGTTGATTCCGCACTGACTGAAAAAGTAATTGATGCATATGAAAAGAAAAAGAAAAAAGTTAGTAAATCTTTATTTGAAGCCAAAGAACTTTTATTAGAACCAAAAAAGAATAAAGATCCATATGAAGAATATGATCCGAAAATAAAAGAAGCAATTGATTATACTATTGAGAATGTTATGGAAGGTGGATTAGAATTAGAAAATACACTTTGTATGGCAGCCACACAATATAACGTAAAAGAAGAAACTTTACGAGAATATTTTGATGCTTTATTAGAAACCACAAGAGATGAAATCCGGGTAGATAGTACATCATCAAATGATGAAGATGAAAAACGCGGAACACGCGATGATGAAGATACCAATAAACGTGTCCGTTATGAACATGTTCTGAATTTAAAAGATGGTACACAAATGATTCTTCAAGAGTCACTTGTTGAAAAAATCGATAAAGTTATGTTGCAGTTGAATGAAGAAAATTTAACATTATTTGTTTCCACATTAACACTGGATAAACCTCATTTCTTTAAGACAATAGAATTTTGCCAGAAAATGGTAAAATAATAAATATTATTGGAGACTAATATGGTAAATACAAATATTATTACTAGTATTGAAAATAAGGATTTTATTGGTGCACACGACTTAATAGAAAAAAATTTATATCATAAAGCTGGTGTCATTCTTGAAGAAAAGAAAAAAGAAGTTGTTGCCAAAACCTGGAAAACAATTGACACTCTTCCTGGAAAAGATGAAAAGGAAAAGTTAAAGGCTTCGCGTAGAAAAGCATTTAAAGAAAAAATGAAACATCTTAAAAATGGTAGTAATAAAGAGTAAATATGTCATTTTTATTTAACGGAAAAGAAGTAGAATTATTAATCGAATCGTGTGATGTTCAATTTGTAACTGAAGAACTTAATGGAAAGAAATATCACGTGGTTGAAGGTATATTTTTACAACAGGAAATTCCAAATAAAAATAAACGTAAATATACCAAAGATGTAATGGAACCTGAAGTATATCGTTATACTAATGAAATGGTTCTTAAGAATCGTGCAGTTGGTGAATTAGGACATCCTGATGGTCCGTCAATTAATCCAGAAAGAGTTTCGCATAAAATTATTTCACTTATACAAGATGGTAATAATTTTATAGGAAGAGCAAGAGTTTCAAATTCACCTTTTGGAAAAATTGTACAGAATTTTTTGGAAGAAGATATTGTTTTTGCTGTTTCTTCAAGGGGTGTGGGGACTCTTCGGCGTTCAAATGGTATCGATATGGTTCAATCTGATTTCCGTTTAGCGACTGCGGCCGATATTGTTATGGATCCATCGGCTCCGGATGCATTTGTCCGTGGAGTAATGGAAAATAGAGAATATATTTTAGCAGATGGTTTAATCCAAGAAGCAAATTTGGATAAATGGAAAAAAGCAATTAAGTCTGCTTCAAGTAATTGTTTACATGAAGAAGAATTAAAGACTTATGGTGAGTTTTTAACGGAATTGGATAATAGTTTTAAGATATAGAATTTTATAAATATGGATTGAGATCCATTTATGAATTTAAAGAGGAAAAAATAATGCGTACTTTTCAAGAAAAATTAGAAAATATACTTTCTGGAAAAACTGTATTGAAAGAATCCGAAGAGGCTTATGGAACACATAGTCCTACCGCAGTTAAACCTGAGGCAGGAATTGATGTTAATAAGAATGTACATGGTACTACTAAGCCTGAAGTTACTGGATATATTCCAACAAGTGCTCCGGGAACGTTAAAGACTACTCCAGGAGTTTCACCAACTGAAGGTCCTACAGGTCATATTCCCACTAACGCCGATCTTCCACGGCCACAAAATGATGGTTTAGATAAAACCAATGGTCCTGGTAAAGATAGTCTTCCACCAACACCCAAAGTATATGGGTTTAATGAAGAAGAAGAGGAAGAAGATGAAAAGAAAAAGAAACTTCCTCCTTTCATGAAGAAAAAGAAAGAAAAGGAAAAAGAAGTTAAAGAGGAAGAAGAAAAAGAAAAAGAAAAGAAAAAAGTAGAAGAAGAAAAAGAAGAAGAAAAATCTACTGCCGAAGCAAATAAGCGTGCTGGTTATACCGATAAAGCCAAAGGTTCTGGTGAAAAAGCTGATCGTTTGAAAGAAGAAATGGATAACGAAGAAGGCGATAAAACTAAAGAAAAAGTTGGCGTAAAAGAAGAGGAAGAAGAATCTAAGAAAGAAAAAGAAAAGGAAAAAGAAGTTAAAGAAGAAGAGGAAGATGAAAAAGCAGATAAAAAAGCTGTAAAAGAAGCTACTACTGCACTTTTTGCCGGTGATACTATTTCAGAAGTAATGAAAGAAAAAACCGCTCTTATCTTTGAATCTACTTTATCCGCACGTATTAAAGAATATCGTAAAGTTTTAAATGCGCGAGCAACCAAAAAACTCAATGAACGGGTTGAAGAAATCCGTGAACAATTGGCGGAATCGGTTAATGGTCATCTTGATTTAGTTGTAGAGGATTGGGTTAAGAAAAATGATGTTCCATTAGAAAAATCGATTAAATCCGAAATAGTTGAAGAATTTATTGGCGAATTAAAAGATCTTTTTGTAGAACATTATTTTGAAATTCCAGATAATAAAGTTGATGTTGTAAGTGAAATGGCAATAGAAATTAGTTCATTGAAACAAAAATTAAACGAACAATTGGAAAATAATGTTTCTTTACAAAAGGTTGTAAAGTCAAACGAAAGAAATACAATATTTGAAAAGGTTGCAAAAGGTTTGGCATCAACACAAGTGGAAAAATTGAAGAATTTATCTGAAAGTGTTGAATATTCTACGCCTGAAAAATTCGAAGCTGCATTGACTACATTAAAGGATAGTGTAGTTTCTGTTACTACAGATAAAAAACCAAAAAATTTGTTTGAGCAAACTGAACCTATTCCAACTGAAACAAAAACCACTACCGCTGAAATGGGTTTATATAAAGATGCTTTAAAGCGGATGTCTGAAAGATAATGGATTATAAATATTCCATGAGAGTATACGGAGAATTTAAGGAGAAATAGATGAGACAAGATATTACCACTGATAAATTAGTTGAAAAGTGGGAAGAGATTCTTGATGACCCAAGTTACGGTAAATTGGTTAATCGTCATAAACGGCGCGTAGTTGCTACGCTGATGGAAAATCAGCAAGAAGATTTTGCAAAGCAAGCGCAAACTTTAAAAGAATCTGCCCCTACACTTAGTACTGGAGCCGGTATTGCAAATTTCGATCCAATTTTAATTTCATTGGTTAGACGCGCAATGCCAAACTTAATTGCTTATGACGTATGCGGTGTCCAACCCATGGTAGGACCGACCGGATTAATTTTTGCGATGAAGTCACGTTATACCAGTAAACAAGGTACAGAAGCATTGTTTAATGAAGCACAAACCCAATTTTCGGGTCAAGATCCTAATGGCCCAAATGGCCAAGATTGGATGGGTTCAACTGGTGTTAATAGCTTCTCTGGTGCAACAGCACAAGTAGGAACAGACCCTGTATCTACTGGTTATCCTCCAGTAAGTGGAGCAACTGGATATACAATTGGTCGTCCAATGACTACATCACAAGCTGAAGCATTGGGTGATGGTGTTGGATCTGATTTCAACCAAATGGCATTCTCTATCGATAAGGTTTCGGTAGAAGCAAAGACACGTGCATTAAAGGCCGAGTATTCGGTTGAAGTTGCACAGGACTTGAAAGCTATTCATGGTCTGGATGCAGAAACAGAATTAGCAAATATTCTATCTGCTGAAATTTTAACTGAAATTAACCGTGAAGTTATTAGAACCATTTATTATATTTCAGTCACTGGTGCTGCACAAACTACAGTCCCTGGAACATTTGACTTAGACGTAGACGCAAATGGTCGTTGGTCAGTTGAAAAATTCAAGGGTCTTATTTACCAGGTAGAACGTGAAGCAAATGCTATCGCAAAGGCTACCCGTCGTGGTCGTGGAAATGTTATAATCTGTTCTTCAGACGTTGCATCTGCATTAGTAATGGCTGGAAAATTAGATTATACACCCGCATTACAAACCGATCTGACTGTAGATGATACTGGAAATACTTTCGTAGGAGTATTAAATGGACGTTACCGCGTCTATATTGATCCTTACTTTGGAAATGGTGGAGCAAATGAAGAATTCCTGTTAGTTGGTTATAAGGGTTCCAACGCTTACGATGCAGGGCTCTTTTATTGTCCTTATGTGCCTCTGCAATTATTCAGGGCGCAGGATCCACATACCTTCCAGCCGAAGATTGCGTTTAAGACCCGCTATGCTCTTGCACCAAATCCATTCTGGTCCGATGGAAATGCTACACTGCAAGGTAATTCGTCAGCCTATTATAGGATGATACGGATAATTAATTTGCTGTAATAGAATCAACAACTTACAAGTTGTTTTGGATTTAAAATAAATTGAAATAATTCAAGGGAATCTCCGGATTCCCTTGTTTTTTATGAAAATAATTTCTAAAATCGCAATTATGATGTATAAATAATATTATGAGGTACTTAGGAAATTCCAGGGTTGAATACCCACTTGACATTCCATCAGTTACGTGCTATACTGCACTTAAGAATTAAAATTTGCAAAACGACAAAATGATTATATCAAGCGACAACACATATACTTACATTTATTATGATCCAGCGACTATGATGCCATTTTATGTTGGAAAAGGCATTAATACACGCGCCTATGACCATTTAACAGAATCTATAGAAAATACAAACAATCCAGAAAAAGTTCAAGAAATTCAAAGAATTTTAGAAACTGGTATGAAACCTATTATAAAGATATGCTATAAAGCGACTGAAGATGAAGCATTTGAATTAGAAGAATTTCTTACACATTTTTGGGAATTACGACATAAAGGTGGAATTCTTACTAATAAAATTTATGGAGGTAAAAATGGTAATTTTGTAGGTTTAGAAGGACTTCCAAAATCTGAAGAACACAAAAATAAAATCAGTATTGCTAATATAAAATTTTATAAAGATAATCCAGAACATCACGGATTTACTACTAGTAATCAAAAAGGAAAATTAAAGAAAAAAAGCGCCTGTAATAAAATGTCCGCAACCAAAAAAGCATTATACCAAGATCACCCGGAACAACATCCGCGACTGGGAAAAAAGCAATCGGCACATTCAATTCAAGTATCCTCAGATTTCAATTCAAATACATGGGAAATTACTTTTCCAGATCAACATAAGGAAATAATTAAAAATCTCAAGAAATTTTGTAAAGAACATAATAATATAAATCATGGAAATCTTTCAAGAGGTAGTGCATCTGGATATAAAGCAATTAATTTAGATCCAAAAAAATATAAAAAAAGAAACCAAAAAACCAAAGATGCTATTTCACATGCTTTAGCCAAAAGATATGAAATTACCTTTCCAGATCAACATAAAGAAGAAATAACCAATTTTTCTAAATGGTGTGAAAAAAATGGATTATATAAATCTGATTTCTATTGTGGTGGTAACACCAAAGGGTTCAGCGTCCGCAAATTACCCGACTGTAAATTACCCGACTGTAAATAACTCATAAATATAGTATATGAGCCAAACATTTGTTAATGAATCTCAAAATTATAATCAATTGAAGCCCAACATAATAAATCAATTTCTTAATAATAAATACACCAAAATATATTACCGGATTATCAACCGGGCTCAAATAAGATTAATTCCCCTAGAATATACTGAAAAACATCATATAATTCCAAAATGTAAATCGTTCAATGGTCCTAATACCAAAAAAAACTTAGTTCATTTAACATTTCGAGAACA